TTCTCGCGATGGCTGGACGATGCCGAGACATCAAAAGCGCCAAGGACGGTTTCGCACCTCTATACGGCTCCGGCTGATTGCGACGTCCTCGACGAGGAAGCGTGGAAAGCCGCGAACCCCGCGCTTGGCAAGTTCAAATCCGTTTCGTCGGTTCGCGACGACGCGGAGCGTGCGGCACGTATGCCGACTGAGGAAGCCAGTTTCCGTTGGCTCCATCTCAACCAAAGGATCGATGCCAATGCTCCGTTTGTGTCGCCGGCTATTTGGCGAGCGTGCAACGCTCGAGTTGTGGACTTTGATGGTCTCCCTGTCTTTGGTGGGCTCGACCTTTCTGAGGTAAGCGACTTGACTGCTCTGGTGCTGATGGCGCCGAAAGAGCAGGGCGGAAAGACCACCTGGCATGTGAAGCCGACGTTCTGGCTGCCGCACGAGGGGTTGAAGGCCAAGGCCAAGGCCGACCGCGTGCCGTACGATGTCTGGCACAAGGGCGGCCACCTCGAAGCCGCCCCAGGTAGAACCGTCGACTACGAGTTCGTTGCGCATTACCTGCGCGACCGGTTCGAAGAGATGGATATCCGCAAGATCGCGTTCGACCGCTGGAATTTCAGGCACCTGAAGCCATGGCTGCAGAAGGCAGGCTTCACTGACGATCAGCTAGAAGGCGACGACGCTGTGTTCCAGCCGTTCGGGCAGGGATTCCAATCGATGTCTCCAGCTCTCCGTGAGCTAGAAAGCATCATCCTGAACGGCAACATGGCTCACGGCGACCATCCTGTGCTGACGATGTGCATGATGAATGCAACCATCAAGGCGGATCCCGCCGGCAATAGAAAGCTCGTCAAACATAACCGCGAACGCCGCATCGACGGCGCAGTCGCCTTGGCAATGGCAACGGCGATGGCTGGAACCTACGAGGGCGCAGAAGGCCCGTCGGTCTACAAAACACGTGGCATCCGCCTGGCTGGTTGAATCGGAAGGATAATATGGGAATTCTCGACCTCTTCCGGTCCAAACCGGAGGCGGAGGCGCCTAAACGTGCGCCTCGCGCCGACTGGCAACAGTTTGAAGACCTTGACGATCCGTATCTCGCGCAGTTTCTCCGGTCTGGCCGGGAGACGGCGAGCGGTGCGGTTGTCACGCCAAGTCTTGCGCTTTTCAACACCACGGTTTTTCGTTGTGTTGACCTCATTTCGGGTTCGATCGGCATGTTGCCGCTATATCTGATGAGGAAGTCGGACAACGGCGGTTATGCCGAAGCCGAAGACCATCCGCTTTACGCGTTGTTGCAGTATCAGCCAAATTCCTGGCAGACGGCCTACGAGTTTCGTCGCCAGATGCAGGCCCACGCGCTGACACATGGCAATGCATATGCTCGGATCGTCAGAGGTGTTGGTCGTCGCGTAATTGCCCTTCACCCGCTCCATCCAAGTAACGTGTGCGTTGAGCAGGCCGACGACCTGACGGTGACATATAAAGTCACCCTCAAGGGCGGACGATATGTCGAGCTTCCAGCGTCCGAGGTGTTTCATGTCCGCGACATGTCCGATGATGGAATTGTCGGCCTATCGCGCGTGAAGCAGGCCAAGGAGGCTATCGGTCTTGCCCTCCAAACGGAGCAGGCGGCCGGACGGCTGTTCAAGAACGGCACGATGGTAGGCGGCGCGCTTACGCACCCTGGAAAATTGGGTGACGAAGAGTTCGAAAACCTAAACACCAGCCTAAAAGACAAGTTCTCAGGCGCCGAGAATGCCCACAAGTGGCTAATCCTCGAAGAGGGGATGAAGGCAGAGCAGTTTTCTCCGAGTGCGCGTGACAGCCAGCAAGTTGAAACGCGAAATCAGCAGATCGAGGAGATCGCCAGGGCATTTGGCGTCCCGAGGCCGCTTCTCATGATGGATGATACCTCATGGGGCAGCGGCATTGAGACGTTGGGCCAGTTCTTTGTCCGCTATGGCCTTGCGCCATGGTTCATCGCTTGGGAACAGGCGATCGCCAGGTGCCTTTTGACGCCAGATGAGCGTCGTACCCACAAGGCTGACTTTGATGAACGCGAACTTCTGCGCGGATCCATGAAAGATCAAGCGGAGTACCTCACAAAAGCTCTTGGTGCCGGCGGATCTCGGCCGTTCATGTCGCAGAACGAAGCTCGAGATTACATCGGCCTCGTCAAAAGCGACGACCCCGATGCGGACAGCCTTAAAAATCCGATGACGCAGCCTCCATCGGGCGCGTCCACTTCTCCTGAAGGACAAAAATGAGCCTATACAGAGCACCGGTCAGCGCCGTTGCGCGGCCAAAGTCGTATGAGTGGGACGTACCCGTTGCCGCACTTGAACGATGGGAACCATCGCCGAAGGCCGCCGAAGCGTCAGACGCTAACACAATTTCCATCTTCGACGTTATCGGCGAGGATTTCTGGACTGGTGGTGGGTTTACCGCAAAACGAGCGGCCGCAGCACTCCGTGCGATTGGCCCCAATCCGGTAACCGTCAACATCAACTCCCCTGGCGGCGATATGTTTGAGGGGTTGGCGATCTACAACCTACTTGCCAGCCACCCAGCTGAAGTCACGGTCAATGTGATGGGATTTGCCGCCTCCGCGGCGTCCATCATCGCAATGGCGGGAGACAAGGTGGTGATGGCGCCGGGGTCCATGATCATGATCCATCGAGCATGGGGCATTGCAGTCGGCAATACCCATGATTTCGCAGATTCAGCGGCGCTTTTCCAGACTTTCGATAGCGCGATGGCTGACGTCTATGCCGGTCGAACTGGGCTCAACACAGACGAACTGATGTTGATGCTGGATGGACCGAGTAAGGCGTCTGACGGCACATGGATGTCCGCGGATGAAGCAATCGACAAGAATTTTGCTGATGAGAAGGCCAGCTTCACCCAGAAGGCTGGTGCGAAAGCCGAGTTGCCATCGCATGTACTTGCGATGCGAAAAATTGAGAAGGCGCTTGCCTCCGCGGGGCTCCCAAGGCGGACAAGAAGCCAACTTTTGAACGATCTCCGAGGCACGCGCGATGCAGCCACGGACGCCACGCGGGATGCTGGCGACAAGCAAGCTCATGCCGATTTTTCTGCGCTGAAAGATGCGCTCAACGGCACAATTAAATCTCTTCGGAAAGGATAACCCGCGTGGATATCAACGATGTAAAGTCTCTCATTGAAGAGCAGGGCCGCGCCTTCGAGGCGTTCAAGTCCGAACACAACGCCGCTCTCGCCGATGTAAAAAAGGGCACCGAGGATGTGGTTCGCACCGAGAAGGTGGACCGCATCAATAACGCAGTTGGCGAACTACAGGCTGCACTTGATGAGCAGGCCGCGAAGCTCGCCGCCCTCCAGATCGCCGGCGCTCAGCGCGAAGGCAAGGACCAGACGAACCCTGCATACAGCAAGGCATTTGAGAAGTTCTTCCGCAAGGGTGACGAGTCTGCCATCGAAGCGGCAATTGCTGGCGGTCCGAACGCCTCGCTGAACGTCACTACTCCGGAAGATGGTGGCTACACCGCGCCGCTGGAATGGGACCGGACAGTTACCGACAAGCTGAAGATTGTGTCTCCGTTCCGACAGATTGCGACGGTCATCACGATCAGCGGTAATGGCTTCTCCAAGCTCTACAATGACCGCGCGACTGCTTCCGGTTGGGTTGGTGAATCTGCTGCTCGCCCTGAAACTACGACGGCGAAGTTCGCCGAAGTGAAGTTCAATACGGGCGAGATTTACGCCAATCCGGCCGCAACTCAGCGCCTGTTGGACGATTCCGAGCTGAACCTCGAAAACTGGCTTGCTGGCGAGGTTGAGACCGAGTTCGCGTATCAGGAGGGCGTCGCTTTTGTGTCTGGCAACGGCACGGACAAACCCAAGGGTGTTCTGACTTACACCGCCGTTGGCTCGCATCCTTGGGGCGCTATTCCTACGGTCAATTCTGGCGCCGCCGCCGCTCTGACGACCGACGGTCTCATTGACCTGGTTTATGATCTGCCGAGCGAGCGCACTCCGAATGCGCGGTTTACAATGAACCGCAAGACGCAGGGTGATGTCCGTAAGCTGAAGGACGGCCAGGATAACTACATCTGGCAGCCCGGCCTTGTGTCTGGTCAGCCGGCGACCATCCTTGGCTTCCCGGTCACCGAAATCGCCGCAATGCCTGATATCGCTGCCGATGCTATCCCGGTCGTATTCGGTGATTTCGCACGCGGCTATCTGGTCGTTGATCGCATGGGTATTCGCATCCTGCGCGACCCATATACCAACAAGCCTTTCGTGCAGTTTTACACCACGAAGCGTGTCGGCGGTGGCGTCACGGATCCGACTGCTCTGCGCTACCACAAGATTGCAGCTTAATAACTATGGGGCGCCTTAGGGCGCCCTTTCCACAGGAGGCGCTGATGGAAGTGCGTGTTTCAAAGGCATTCAAAGCGGTGCCTGAGGGCGAGGTATATCCGCGCCAGTTTGATGTTGGTGCCACTGTATCCGGCCGCATCGCGGAAGTTGCGCGAGCGCTAGGATGCGTTGCTGCCAAGGAAGAAAAGCCCAAACCGGCGCGACAAGGCAAGCAGTCCGATGGCGGTTAGTTTGGATCGCGCCAAGTCTCATTTGAGGGTATTTCATGACGATGAGGATGCCGACATTCAGGCGTATCTGGATGCCGCAGAGGCTTACGTCTTGAAATACTGTAACCGTGACGCTGTTCCGGCCGGAGCCACATCGGTATTCGAGGCGTCAACACTCTTGGTGCTAGGTGATCTCTACGAAAATAGAGAATCACAGGCAGATATTGCTCTCTATGAGAACAGGTCTGCGCATCGTCTTGTTGACCCGTATCGCCTTCTTCGGGTGTAGCTATGTGGCTCCGCTTTCATGAACCGTTCGACTGGCGACAGCCCGGTTTCACCATCGCCTATAAGGCTGGTCTCTACAACGTGACGCGCGGGTGCGCCGCGGCTGCGATAGCTGCCAAGGCTGCTGAACCCACCAAGGATCGACCGAATGCCAAAACGCAAGAGATCGGGCGCAGGCTCGCTGAGTGAGCGCATCGGCTTTGAGGCCGAGGTCGAGGGTGACGATGGATATGGTGGCGTTGTGGTCGGATTCGCGGAGCAATTCGTCGAGCCAACCCGCCTTGAACCGCGCGTCGGCAGCGAGCCTGTCATCGCCAGCCGCCTGCAAGGCATTCAGCCGTTCACCATGACCGTCCGCAGCAACGAGCGCACGCGCACCATTACGCCAGCATGGCGGGCGCGTAACAAGCGGTCTGGCGCGGTTTACGCAATCAAGGCTGCGGTCAACATTGATGAGCGCAACCAGTGGATCGAGCTGCTAGTGGTGCAGGGGGAGGCGTCGTGATCAAGGCAAAAGTTCTGGGCCGAGAGGCGCTGACGAAAAAGCTCAATCAGGTCGCTCCGCTCGCCAACAAGTACGCCGCCGAAGCGAAACTTCAGATCGCTACCGAAGCCGCCGATAAAATCTCGGACCGAGCGCCGATAAGCAACAGCGCAACCGCTGGCGACTACGCTGCCTCTATACAAGGTGGCAAGATTTCTGACCGGCCGAGCGCAAAGGCGCTAGTCGGTGCAACGGCCAGCAAAGATCCGGATGCGACGGGCGTTTTCGCCGCTTGGATTTGGCACTTCCTTGAGTTCGGCACGCGGCCGCATAACGTCGCGAAGGGTGGTGGTACGGTTGCCGGCAAGAAGCAGGCGGAAGGCGCTAAGATGCACCCTGGTACGCGGGCGCAACCGCATATTTTTCCGACATGGCGAGCATTTAGGGCAAAAGCGAAGAAACGCATCAACGACGCTGTCTGGCGAGGGGTGAGGGAGGCCATGAAAAAGTAATGGCTAACCCAGATCTCGAATTGCAGGGCGCCATAGTTGCCAGGCTGAAGGCGCGAGCCGGTCTGACGGCTAAGGTGGCTCAAAGGATTTACGACAGACCGCCGACCAACGCACCTTTTCCATACGTCGAATACGGCGAAAGCCAAGTCATCAGAGATGATGTCGACTGTCTGAAGTCGAACCTCATCTATGTGACGATCCACGTTTGGTCGCAATACTCCGGCGGCTTCAAGGAGCTCAAGGAAATCATTCACGAGGTCGTCGAGGCTCTGGATGAGGCGCCCCTAGTGCTGCCCTCGCATCGATTGATATCGATCACGCGGCAGGACACCCGTCATTTCAAAGACCCGGACGAAGTCACGACCCACGGTGTCGTTGAGTTTGTCGCGCGCGTCGAAACACCGGCCTGACGGCCACCAACCCCTAGTTTTGAGGTTTACAAATGGCCGACGGTCAACAGATTGGTCGTACGCTGCTCATCCAGATCGGTGACGGCGAAACTCCTGAAGTCTTTTCGAATTTGTGCGGTCTGACGACCCGCAGCTTCAATATGTCCGCAAATGAGGTCGACACGACCATCACGGACTGCGTCAATCCAGAGAATACGCCACAGAAAACAGCAGAGCCTGGCATCAAGAACCGCACGTTCTCTGGTTCCGGCAAGTTCGTTAAGAGCGCTTCGAACACCGCGTTCATGACGCACGTCAACGACGCGACCAAATTCAATGCCAAGGTGATCGTTCCTGGCCTGGGTACTTACACCGGCCCTTGGTTCGTTTCTGAATTCGAATTCAGCGGCGAGATGGAAGGCAACATGGACTTCAACGCGACTTTCGTTGCTGCCGGCGTTCTAACGTTCGTTGCGGAGGTGTAATTTGGCTGACGCTGAAAAGCCTTTTCCGTTGGAAGTGAACGGAGCTCGCGGGGAGGTCGGCTTGTGGGTCGGCAAGGAACCGCTGGTTATCGTTGCCGAGATGGGTGGACTTGCTGCCGTGTCTACTCGCCTGTCGTGCAAGAGCATGTCCGATTTGTTTCTTCGCCTTTCCGGCGTTGAGCCGGCCGCCACGGTGGCCGCGCTTGATCTACTGACCGTGCGGGGCGACAAGGTGAAGGCTATCGGCGCCCTAAAGCTCAAGCACTTTGGCGCCGTTGCCAAGGCGATCTCAGAGGCTTTGTCCCATCATTTTGATGAGGAAGACGAGGGAAACGGGGAAGCCGCTCAAAAGGCGGCGTAGAAGAACCTTTCCCTTGGCGCGACTGGCAAAAGATTGCATTCGGCGGCCTTTGCTGGACGCCGGCAGTATTCTGGTCGTCTAGCCTGACCGAGTTCACTCTCGCGGTGAAAGGCAAGGCTGAAGCAAACGGCGCCAAAAAGTCCGTGGCGCCGCCGTCTGACGAAGAGATAGACGAATTGATCAAGAAGTACGGTGGTTGATTATTTCCTCAGTGAAGTTGTCGTTTCTGAGTGGAATTCTTATTTATAGGAGCGTCGGCTAACCGGCCGTCGCAACACCACTCAAGAGGAGACTACATGACTGAGGAAATCAGACTGCCCGTTCTGTCCGTAAAGAATGGGAATGTCGTTGCGAACAGCCGCGATGTCGCGGATTATTTCGACAAGGAACACCGTCACGTTCTTCGTGACATTGATAATCTGGTTGAGCAGGGTGTGCCCAATTTTGGGCATACCCCTTACGTTAATCAGCAGAATGGGCAAACTTATCGCTCTTACGATATGGACAGGGACGGGTTTTCTCTTCTCGCGATGAGTTTCACGGGGCAGAAGGCGTTGAAGTTCAAACTCGCCTACATCGCGCAGTTCAATGCGATGGAAGCGGAACTTCGGGAGAGAGACGAAGAGCCGCAGATCGTGCCGTATACGCCAGAGACAGAGGCTCGTCTTCTTGTTGGCCAGGCGCAAAGGACGTTCGGCCCGAAAGCAGCGCAGCAGCTTTGGGGACACTTGGGATTGCCGGTCGTTCCAGCAATGCTGATGCCGGAAAGTCAATCGCAGATGACTTTCACATTCGGCGCGACGATAGCCGCAAACCAAAACCTGCCCCGCGCAGCATGACAGAGACTACCCCTCTTCGGAGGGGTTTTCTGTATCATGCCCAAAATGGTGCCCGACAGGATGTGTGCCTTGCAAGAGTTTGACGATTTTGGCCAGCAGTTCTTGCTGATCGTAGTCTAGACAGTTGTGAGCAATAGTCTCGTATCGCGCAAGCTCTTCCTGGGCATTCAGGGCAAACGCTATAAGTCGACGCACCGCCTCAGATTCCGTGTTAACTCGGTTCTTGAAGCGCCAATCATTTATCGCAGACACCATCTCTGGTGACATCGCGATTAGCTTTTTTTCTGTGAGAACAAGAGGTTTTGCCATTGCAGTCCTATAACCTATATCGGTCATATTGACAAGTCGATATAACCTATATAGGTCTTAGTGGTCGGCTCATCGGGTGCGGGAACACCTGCGATGAGCCTAACCCGCGTCAAAGGATAGGACCATGGCGAGAGCTATCAACAGCATAACCAACTTTATCTTCGAGGAGAACAGCATTCGCGCTGACGTCGACGGCGACACGCCGTGGTTCGTGGCCAAAGATATTGCCGCGGCGCTTGGTATTGAATGGCGCGGAAGCGCCACCCTTGCCCGCATAAAGGCAGCATGGAAAGGGGTACGGAAGTTTCGTACCCCCGGTGGAAATCAAGAACTTACGGTCATAAATGAGCCTGCAGTTTACAAGTTTGTTTTCAGGTCGAACAAGGAAGAGGCGGATCGTTTTACGGACTGGCTGGCTGGCGAGGTTCTTCCTTCTATTCGCAAGACCGGCTCGTACAATCTGGAAAAGCCCATTCACGTCCGCGAACACGATCGCCGCACCAGCACCAAGCTTGACGACGCGCTTAAGCTGAAAACGAACATCGATCGGCTCGAATCGGTCGTCGCCAGCATCCAGCCGGCCGTGCAGCCGAATTTCTGCGCGATGGTAATCGACGGCGAGCACGTCTTCGTTGACATCAACCGTTTTGACGGACATGGACGCGCCGTGGTCATCCAGCATGACGGCAAGATGCGGATTCAGAACGTGGAACCGGATGCGCATAACCTGCGCACGTTCGGAGCGCGGTCAGCACTCGGCGAACGGTACAAGTCGCCGCATGGCGGAGTGATGCGCAACAGCGTCGCGATCGTCGGTATGGTCATGGAGCCGCATATCGATGAAAAGCGACAGGGCTACGTTAACGATGTAACCGACAAGTTGCGCGAGCAGATCACGACTCTGTTAAACGCTGGGCCGTACACCGACATACAGATTGCCAAGAGGCTTTGCTGCAATCCGAAATTCGTGAATGAGGTCCGCAAGGTGCAAAGCCGCAAGCCGAAGGACATATTACCTGCGAGGGTGATTGAGCATGAGCCGCAATATCGCGGTCGGCGCACGATATTCAAAGACGAGATACTGCGGCTGATAGACGAGGGTGTTTCAAACCGCGATATCGCGAAGCAGACCGGCGCCACCTATCAGACAGTGACGCATTGGCGAAGATGGAGCGAGGATAGGGTGGGTTGATATCCTGGACGGATCAAACGGACGGCGGGCAACATTCCGCCGTCGCATCCGTCAAAACACGCCTGCCATATCAAGTGCTTGCCTCCACGTCGGGTCGAACATTTGGAGGTCGTCGCATATAGACAAATCGTCGTTGTACTTTGTCGTCTTGACTGGCTCGCCTTTTTTGTCTGGCAGGGTTTCCTTCGCCATCCTGATGCACTCAGCCGTGGAAAATTTGGATTTCAGCACCATTGCCTGATTCTTGATTGAGGCTTCGCGGTTAGACCTCTCGCGCCGTTCGTTCTCGCGTTGATGTGCGATGTATTCTCCGAAAGCATAATAGCCGCCGCCAGAGATGACGACGACGCACGCGCACGCAACGAGCGCCTTCAACCAGTTATCCATCGGATCGCCTCCCAGCTCGCCTAGCCGGCGGGCTTTTCCACGTTAGGAAACAGACTTGGCCGGAAACAATAGTGATGATCTGATTATCTCAATCAGCACAGACCTTGCAACCGTAAAGCGCGCGCTAAACAGGCTGGTGTCTGATGTGGGCGCGGCATCCAGCGGCATTGAGAAGCGTTTCGCCGCAACTGGAAAGTCGATCAACAATTCGCTCACAACTTCGATGCAGGATCGCATCAACAGCATGGTGGGCATCGGCACGACGGCAGCAAAAGAATGGAACGGTGTTCTCGCTGATCAGCAGAAAGAGATTGATCGCCTCCGCGCCAAATACAGCCCGCTGTTTGCTACCATCTCGAACTATAAGAACGCCGTCGCCGAGATCCGGCAGGCTCATGCCGCAGGCGCAATCTCCGCCAACGAGATGACTGCCGCGATTCAGCGCGAGCGGCAAGCGGCCCTTGCGTCTACGGCGGCAATCAAAGGTCGCAATTCGGCCTTGGCCTCCCAGCCTAAGACGAACAACTTTAATACCGCAAACATCGCTGCACAGTTTCAAGATATCGGCGTCACTGCGGCGATGGGCATGTCGCCTATCCAGATCGCGCTGCAGCAAGGAACGCAGCTTTCTGCGGTGCTGCAGGAGATAAAGAACAGCGGGCAGGGTGTCGGTAAAGGACTGGCTGCGGCGTTCGCATCGGTAATCTCCCCTATCTCGCTGGTTACGATTGGCATAATCGCCGCCGGCACAGCAGCTTTTCAGTATTTTTCTACTGTGATGAGCGAGGGCGACAAGTCTGCTGAGGTTCTAAAAGAACAAGCGGCTCTTATTTCTGCGGTTGCGGAGAGATGGGGTGATGCTGTCCCTGCGTTGCGCGAATACGCGGATCAGTTGAAGCGTGCGCAGGATGGAGCCGATCTCCAAACGGCTACCGGTAATGCTATCGAGCGAGTGCTTGCCGAGGCGACCCAAGGGTATGACGGATTAAAGGCCGCTGCGCAGCAGGCATCTTTGGAGATGCAGACCGGCAACAACGAGGCTAGGCAATCATTCGCCGTACTGATAGGCGACATCAATGATCTTGAGGGAAAGGTCGGAACCCTATCCGAGGCGTACAAGTCCGGCAAAGATACGTCCAAGGAAATGGCGGATGTCACACAGACACTTGCCAAAATTCTCGAAAATGACGCGTCGAGGGCATCCGACACCCTAAGCGGAAGAATCGAGTATCTGTCTCGCATGTTCGCTACCGCTGCTGGCAGTGCCGCGAAACTGCGTGAACAGGCGATGCTCGCGGAGGCCTCTGCTCGGACGGCGCTATACCCGTCGCAGGGTAGTTATTCCGGCACTTTTCAGTCAGCCGATGGCACCATACAAAACACGCAGTTTCCACTACCGGATAACGGCCCCACACCAGAACGCCGGCCATCTGATCTGGACACGGACAAAAACAGAGGTTTCGGCACACCGAAGCGGACAAGGGCTCCGCAAAAGACTGCATCCGACCGCTTCGCCGAAGATCTTCAGGCTGTTCGAGACAGGACTGAGGCGCTGCGCCAGGAAATGAGCTTGATTGGCTTGTCCAATGAGGAGCAAATCAAGCGCCGAGCCGCACTTGATCTCGAGCAACGTGCGCTGGCAGACCTCCGCGAAGAGGCGCGCAAACGTGGCGAAAAAGACCTGGAGAGCATCCAGCTTTCCCCAGACAAGATTGCCGCGATTGAGGGCGAAGCCGCAGCTTACGCCAAGCAGGCGGAAGAACTCAGAAAGCTGTCCGAGCGGCAGCAGGAGGCTGAGAGCAGTGCGAGCGGTTTCTATGATACCGCGAAATCTGGCTTCGTTGATGTTCTTCGCGGGACATCGAGCCTAAGCGATGCTCTTTCAAATCTCGCCAGCAAGTTCGCTGACCTCGCACTTAATAGCGCCTTTGACAGCCTATTCGGCGGCAAGTCCGCCTCTGGTGGCGATGGTTGGCTAACCGGTTTTTTCAAGTTGCTGGGATTTTCAGGCGGCGGCTACACTGGTGCGGGCGGCAAATATCAGCCAGCCGGTATTGTCCATAAGGGCGAGGTTGTCTGGTCGCAGGCAGATGTTGCGAGGGCAGGTGGAGTTGGTGCCGTTGAGGCGTTGCGTAACGGCTACGCCAACGGCGGCCCGGTCGGGATTTCGGTTCCGAGTGTGCCGAGTTTGCGATCCATGTCCGCGCAATCTGCCGGTGTCGTCGTCAACTTCAATCCAGTCGTCGACAACCGCGGCGCATCTGTTGAAGCCGTCGCGAGACAGGAAAAGGCGCTGGCCAAAATGCAGGGTGAGCTGCAAAGCCGGGTTGAGGCGGCGGTTCGGTCGGCTCAGAAGCGAAACGTGAAGTTGGGGTGAGGAGACCGGAAATGACAGCAATAGACAAGGAAACCATGAGCCTCGCCCGCAAAGCCGCTGGCGAGGTTTTGTATGCTCAGTCGCGCGGCGAGGATATCGCCAATGTAATTGCGAGAGCACTTTGCGCAGTCAAGGCATCGCCACCCGACTTACGGGTCGATGCCACGGCTGCCGGCTTTACAGTAACCCACAGGTCCGGTGTATCAACCGAAATCACGGCACGGGCTTAGGGTCATCCTTGACCTTTTTTACCACTGCACCAAGGACCTCCTCTCCGATTTTCGATGAAACGGCATTCAGACGCGAAAGGTTCTCTTTGGTTTCCGGATCCAGCGCCGCAATGGCAGCATCCTGCTGCTCTTTTATGCGCCGTAATGTCCTCTCTACGACATAGTCGAGATAGGATGGGCCTTTCTCCGCAACTACGTCTGCCAGTACCTGCTCAAGTGCCATTGAGCAGTACAGATAACCGAACTGCATGTTGTCGAAGTGCCGCCTATCGATCGTAGTCATTTCGTTTTCGCTCATGATATCCCCCAAAAAAACAATGACCGGTTGCGCCACACAAAAGCACAGCCGCCAATAGGAGTCCACCATGACAAAAGTCGTTAACAGCAGCGAGTACAGCGCAAACTCCATCTTCGTCGGATGCAGCGTAAATGAAGACGGCGAGCCTCTGGTCGAGATCAACGGCAAGGCTATTGGCACGGTCGCCGGCTTGCTCGACTTCCTCGGCAAGTATGAAGGCCAGCAGAAGGCAAAGGTCAACGTCAGGTGGGCGGCGGTCACGCCGCCAGACGGTTTCCTGGGGCCAAGGGATTACAAGATCGCATCGCCACATCGATCCGCTGCTTTCCTTATGGATGTTCCCGCCACCCCGAAAGCAACTCCTGTCACCTTCAAAGCTGGCGAACTCTACGTTGGGGACGTGAAAATTAAAAGCCTCGCGGACATCTCCAGTCATCTCGTCAATGTCGAGATCAAAGACGCCCACATAGGCCCGCTCTCAGCCGGCTCCACCAATATTGACAGCGCCGACAAAGGCGCGGTTGCCAGACTTCAGCGTGCGCTTGAAGATTTAGAAGCCTCCCTGCCGAGACGTATCGAAGAAGCAATCAAGTCGGCCAGCATGCGCAACGTAAGGCGGCCTTGATGACAATCACATACCCGCTCCCAACTTCGTTTTTCGACGAGTTCCCAGGCTGGTCGACCGAGTTCAATCTGCTCTGGCGGCAGGAGCAGTCGCGCACGGCCGGCGGCCGAACGGTCGTCAAGGACATGGGCTCGCCCCTCTGGCAGATGACGGCGCAATCGCGCTCGATGAAGCCGAACGAGTTGGATTACTGGCGAGCTCGCCTGACTAGCTTGGAAAACGGGCTCAAGACGTTCCGCGCATTCCCGAAGTCTCGCTGCTTCCCTGTGGCGTATCCGAACGGCAGCTGGCCAACGGGCGGCGCATTCGCCGGGGTGGGGCAGGTGGCTACGATTGCGAGTAACCGCAAGGCAATCTCGCTGTCTGAGATTCCGGAAGGGTATCAGGTCACGGTAGGCGATTACATCCAGATCGGCGACAAAGACCTTCACATGGTCATGGAGCCTGTAACGGCCAGTGGCGGCGGCGTGACAACGCAGTTTGAGGTTCGCCCGCATCTATGGCCGGGCGTTACGGCGCCTGTCGCCGCAACGCTGGTCAAGCCTTCTTGCATCATGGCGATCGTGCCTGGCTCGATCTCGACCACTGCCGACATGGCGACGGGTCGCGGCACGGTCACGTTCCAGGCGATTGAAGCCCGCTAAGGGAAGTCACCAGCGCCATAAAATCGAGGGGAGCCATCAAATGTTCTGGCTTTTGATATCTGCAATTCTTCTTTCAATGGTCGCTGGACTGATGAACATCGTCTCGGTGATACGCTTACGAAACCGTCTGTTCGATTTGGAATCGATGATAATATGGAAGTGGAGTGAGGCTCCGTGGTGGACGCGGGCCGAACCGGGGGGATGCTCTCCAAAGCGTCTTGGCCCACCAGCTTTTCAAACGGGAATGCCATCGCGAAGACTGCTGCTGCAGCTTGCTCCAATCGGGAGTCATCTTGAAAGAAAAAGACGCTGTCGACTTAGGATCGATCTGACAGTTGATTGGCATCTCGTTGATTTTCCAGCTGCCGTGCTTGCCGACCCCTGAGACAACCTCAATTATTGGACCCTCAACCGCTACATGCCATGCTTTGAGCGTCTGCGAAGTGTCGTTCCTGACCCGGCATTTCATCACAATCTCGGGGGACCCTGAAGAGTAAGACTCCTCCCACTCAAGCGAGATACGTTCTCGCTGCTGCCTCCATACGAGGTATGCGCCCCATCCGGTGAATACCGCGGTGAGAACGCCGGTTACAGCGTTCAGAATGTCAGTGGAAGTTAAATCCTCCATACGCCCCTCATTTTTGACCCCGGCGCAATGAAGCATGACGACAGAATAGTGTCCAGTTGCGCGCCTGTTGAATCCACTTAGGAAATCAATGAGAAACATCTCAGCAGAAAATCTTGCTGCGCTTGAGGCGCGGCAGCTGGTGGCGCGTGACTTCCTCTGGTTTGTTGCGCGCGATCGGGCGACTGGTGCGCCGGTCACCGATGGCATGTGGTCTGACGTCGGCAACGTGACTGCGGCCATCGTGCATCCGGATACAGGCTTGCCGGTCACGCGTGACTGGTATGGCTCCGGCACGCTGGTGCAAATCGATGACATTCCACTCGTCGCCAACCTGTCGGTGCAGAACGTCAACATACGCCTTTCTCAGGTGAGTGAGCACGTGCAGACGCTGGTGCGGCAATACGATTGCCGTCAGGCCCGCGTGGAGATCTACCGAGGCTTGTTCGATCCGGATAGCCGCCAGATGGTGGCACCGGCGGAATGCCGCTTCGTTGGTTTTGTCGACACCATCACGATCAACACGCCCTCTGAGAACGAGGAAGGCAGTGTGACGATGGTTTGCGCTAGCCATACGCAGGAGATGACGCGGTCCAACCCGTCAACGCGCAGTCACGCCACGCAGGTGCTTAGACAGGCTGGCGACGCCTTCTACACCGATGCTGACACCTCGTCCGAGTGGGAGTTCTTCTGGGGTTCCGAAAAGGGCAAGGTTGCCACGCAGCCGAAGAAGAAAAAGTTTTTAGGTTTGTTTTGATGGATGTTCGCTTTGCGACAGCGCAGGACCGCGACCGGGTTGTGGCGCTCCTACGGGAAAGCCACGAGGCCGCAGGCTTCACCTTCCAGTTTCACGCGGCTTATGCCGATCGGCTGTTTCAACACCATCTGGCGTCGGACAAGGCTTGCGTTCTCGTCGCAGGTGATCCAGCGCAAGGCGTCCTGATGGCGTGCGCTTTTGAGCATCCCTTCGGCGCCGGACGTATGGCCAAAGAGACGGTCTGGTACGTCACGACGGCGGCGCGCGGTCGAGGCGCAATCAAGATGCTTGATGCCTACGAGACATGGGCGCGGTCGGTCGGCTGCGTCTTTGCTGGCATGGCATCGCTTGTAACCAACGACGTCTCCAGCCTCTACGAGCGGCGCGGCTACAGCGCTGTCGAAACTCATTTCATGAAGCCGCTCTAGCGGCTGACGCGCGCGTATAGCGCAGCGCACCCCAAGGAAAATCGATGGCTATTTTTTCTGGTATCGCAGCCGCGATATCCGGCGTGGTATCGGCTGTCTCTGGCTTTATCGGAACTCTTGGCGCGTTCGGGTCTCTTGTTCTGAAGACTGCTGTTGGCGTTGGCGTAAGCCTTCTTGCGCAGTCGCTTGCTGGTAAACCGAAAGACCCGACGTTCTCGATTAACGGCACGCTGCAAGGCGGCGGCGATGTTCCTCGCTCCTTCATCATGGGCCGCACGGCTACAGCTGGTTCGCTCGTGTTCGTCAATACTTGGGGACAGGACGGCGATACGCCGAACGCCTATCTGACGCAGGTTATCGCTCTGTCGGATATGCCCGTGCGTGGGCTAGCCGAGGTCTGGGTCAATGGCGAGCTCGTAACGTTCGGCGGCCTGACGGATCGCGGTTATGCAGTCAACGAGTATCCGGACAGTCTTTGGGTCAAGTTCTACGACGGCACGCAGACGACGGCTGACAGCTTCCTGTTCACGTCGGTTTCCAACGGCAACAGATGGTGGAACCCGGATCGCATTGGGCGCGGCGTTGCTTATGCAATTGTCACGGCTCGCGTCTCGAAGAACATGTTTTCTGGCGTGCCGTCCTTCAAGTTCGTGTTGGAAGGGCTGCGCCTCTACGATATCTCGCGGGACAGCACCCAGGGCGGCGTTGGTCCGCAGCGTTTTGCCGATCCGGCAACATGGGGCGGCGATGGCGACTTCCTGCCAGCAGTACAGATCTACAATCTGCTGCGCGGCATCACCTATAACGGCCAATGGTTCTATGGCCTGCAAAACCTGTCCTCGTCCCGGCTGCCTGCCGCAGCGTGGATTGCGCAGATCGAGAAGCATCGAGCCGGCACGCTGGAATCAACCGGATGGGTAAACACCTACCGCAGCGGCGGCGAAATTCAGGTCGATGCACCGCTGACCTCAGCCGTCGAGGCATTGCTTACGGCTTGCCAAGGCAGGATTTCGGAAGTCGGCGGCGTTTATTATCTCCACTCCGGCGCACCAGTCGCTCCGGTTATAGCCTTCACCGACGACGATATCCTGTCGACGGAAGAGCAGGAGTTCACGCCGTTCCTCGGACTGGCTGATACGATCAACGGTGTTTCGGCAAACTATCCTTCGCCGGCAGATGGCTGGGTCGCCAAGACCGCACCGCCGCTCTATCGGACGGACCTTGAGGCGATCGACGGCAACCGCCGCCTGATGGCTGACGTCGACCTGAATTTCGTTCCCTATCCGGAGCAGGTTCAGCGCTTGATGAAATCGGCGCTTGAGGAGGCTCGACGCTTCCGCAGGCATACGATTGTCCTGCCGCCAAAGTTCTGGGCCTACGCTACGCCGGGAACGGTGTTTTCGTGGACATCCGAGCGCAACGGCTACATCGCCAAGCTGATGCGGATCGACGGCGTTGCCGACCGTGCCAATCTTGACGTGATGATCGACATCACTGAGGTTGACCCGTCTGACTACGACTGGAGCAGCGATACCGAGTTCAAGCCGCCTGTTGACGGCCAGCTTGGGGTCATTCGTCCGACGCCACAGCCGATTGTCGATTGGTTTGCTGAACCGGCCACGGTCAAGGACAGCTCCGGTGAAGATCGCCGACCCGCTATTCGGCTGACCTGGGATAACAGCGATGGGCGCCTCGATGACGTGATCGGCATCGAATACGAGGTGAGACTACAGGCCACGCTGGAGAAGGTCTCCGAAGGCCGCACAGACCAGCCGCAGGTCGGCTCGATGCTTATCTCGCAAAGCCTCCTTCCGGCCGAAAGCTACGTTGTCCGAGGTCGATACATCCCCGGAGGCGACAGGCCGGTGTTGTGGTCTGGGTTCATTCCCGTCATCACGCCGAACATCCTGCTCTCTGACAAGGATGTGTTCGTTGACATCGATTTGACCGGTGTTGAGGAAGCGCTTGGCTGGCTCCGCAACAGCACCAGAACCGCGCAGGATGCCATCGACGGCCTCATAGCCGCCCAGATGGAGCTGGCGACGGTCGCGTACAAAGACACGCG